GCCCTGGCCTTGGGGGAAGCTCTTACAGCACAATCAACCCCCGCCATATACACACCCGCCCCATCTTTTTGCCACGCAAAACCAAAAAACCTGTAAACTTCAACATACACACGTGCCTTGGAGGACCGTATGGCCGTAGAAATGAAGCGTTGGAACCTGTTTTTGCCCCCCGATTTGCTTGAACAGATCAAGGTTTTGGCCAAGCAAAAGGACGTTGCAGCCGCAGATGTGGTGCGCGTAGCCTGCGAGAAGTACTTGGCGGCCGTAAAAAAGGCTTCCACGGAGGCCCAAAATGGCGCTTGAAGACGTGGAAATCCCCGTTGAGAGCCTAGATTACGTCCCTAAAACGGCGTCTTTTCCCAGAATCAGCGACGAAATGGTCGCAAGTTTGGCGCTTGGGCTTGAAGATGACCTGATTGTGGCTGCTCGCCACGGGCTAAGCGTGGTTGAGTTCCAGGATTTGCAGTCGCAGCCGTGGTTTCAGCTCCAAATTCAGGTCAAACGCTCTGAGTTTGAGAAAAATGGAGTCACTTTCAAGGCAAAAGCTGCTTGGATGGCAGGTGAGTTGCTCGATCAGGTGTATTTGCAGGTTGCAGACGCGCAAGCCCCCTTAGGGCAGAAGCACGAAGTACTTAAAACGCTAATCAAGGCTGCGGGACTTGAGCCCAAAGAGGAGAAAAACGCGTCTTCGCTGCCAACATTTCAGATCAGCATTGATTTGGGCGATCAGAGTGTGAATTTGTCTGCCGCGCAGCAGCGCGTTCAGGATATTAGCGACGCTCTTGTCGTGGAAAATTCAGTCAAGCAACTCACATGACCAGCTTCAAACCCTCAGCGACTCAGAAATCTTTCATGCTCGACAGCCAATACGTTCGCGTCTTGGCGGGCCCTGTTGGTGGTGGCAAATCTGTGACGTGCGTGCACGAGTTGGTTAGGCTTGCATGCGGTCAAGCGCCCAACAAGAGCAATGTGCGAAAAACTCGCGCTGTCATCGTCAGAAATACGGCTGATCAGCTGGCTCTGACCACAAGAAAAACAGTCTTTGATTGGCTCCCACCTGGGGAAGCTGGGGTATGGAAGGCAGTTGAGAAGACTTTCATTCTCAAAGCAGCGCTGCCCGATGGGACTGTGGTGGAGTCTGAGTGGCTGTTCATCGCGCTTGATACGCCGGATGATGTGCGAAAAGCTCTGTCGCTTGAGACTACGTTTTTGTGGGGCAACGAGGCTCGCGAGTTGCACCAAGACGTTGTGGACGGACTTCTTGGGCGGCTTAACCGCTACCCGTCGATGAAAGACGGCGGGCCCACACGATCGTGCGCGTTGTTTGATACAAACATGCCCGATGAAGATACGTGGTGGCACGACAAGATGGAGAACTCTCCAAGTAACTGGTCTACGTTTAAGCAGCCAGCTGCCATCATCAAGCCAGCGCTGTACCTTGAGCGCTTCGGCGAGGAGCCCGAGTCGGTGTTGCTGGATAAAGACGGCAACGAATGGTGTGTTAACCCGCAGTGCGATAACTACGCCAACCTGCCCCAGCAGTACTATCCCAACCTGATCCCAGGGAAAACCGACGATTGGCTACGTGTGTATCTTCGATCGGAGTACGGGAGAAGTTTGAGCGGAACTCCGGTGTACGAGAAGACTTTTGTGCCTGATTTTCATGTTGCTGAAAGCCCGCTGACGCCCATCCGAGGGGATAACTACCCAGTCATCATTGGCATCGACTTCGGGCGCACTCCAGCAGCCGTGTTCAAGCAGCGTGACCCCCGTGGCCGCGTAGTTACCCTGGGGGAGCTGACGTCTGACAACATGGGTATAGAGACGTTCATCAACGTAAAACTTAACCCGTACTTGGCCAATCACTTCAGCGGCTGTACATTTGTGTGCGCCCCAGACCCGGCTGGGTTTGCCAAACAGCAGCTCAACGAGTTGAGTTTGGTCGATGTACTCAAGCGCTCGGGGTTTAAGTGCGTCAGGCCCCCGACGAACAACCCGGAGCTGCGTATACAGGCCGTAGAGCGGCTGCTCAACCAGCAAATTGAGGGCAAGGCCATGTACTTGGTGGACCCGTCGTGCACCCAGCTCATCAAGGGGTTTAGGTACGGATACCGGTACAAAATCAAGAAAAACGGGGAGATGGAAGACCGGCCGGACAAAAACGAGTTTAGCCACGTACATGACGCCAACCAGTACGCTGACGCCGTAATGGACATGAATGTACGGGGGGTGCAGATAAATACGGGGCGGCGGGAAATAAAACGCGCTTCTTACGCATATACTTGACCAGCGGTGCCCCGCAGGTACAATTTCGCCATTTGTTTGGGGAGCCTCCATGGCTACTGGTCTCGCACTTATTCCGGTTGCTCGGGCTTCTGACCTGGAAGCCGAGGCTAAAGCTCGCAGCGATGCGATGCAGAATCAGCCCGTCATCCAGGGACTTGCCGCACATGTGCGCAAGCGTTGGGATAGCGCTCGCACAGCCAAACGGACCCTTGAGGAACGCATGCTGCAATGCTTGCGCCAGCGCAACGGGGAGTACGACCCCGAGAAAGCGCAAGAAATCAAGGATCAAGGCGGCTCAGACATCTTCATAAACCTTACGTCGGTCAAGTGCCGTGCGGCAACCAGTTGGTTGCGGGACACGTTGTTGGGGTCCGGTTCAGATAGACCCTGGACTATCGAGGCCACACCAATACCCGACTTGCCGCCAGAAATCTTGGCGGGGCTGCAACAGCAACTGGCGCAGCAGCTCATGACCCACATTGAGCAAGGTGGTGCACCCCCCGCACCTGAAGAACTCAAGCACATCGCATCGTTGATGAAAGACGAGGCGATGCGCAAACTGCGAGAAGAAGCCAACGAGCGCGTTGATCGCATGTCGCTGAAGATGGAAGACCAGCTTGCAGAAGGCGGTTGGTACGAAGCGTTCAACGAGTTCTTGGATGACATTGTCACGTTCCCATACGCCGTACTCAAAGGGCCCATCAAGCGCAAGCGCAAAACTTTGACGTGGCAAAACGGTCGCCTTGTGCCAACTGAAGTTGTGCGCAACGAGTGGGAGCGTGTAGATCCGTTCAATCTGTACTGGGCTGCCTGGTCGTGGACCTTAGGTGATGGCTTCATCATCGAGCGGCACCGACTCACTGCTGAGGATTTACAAGCGCTCATCGGTGTGCCAGGGTACAACGACGACGCCATTCGCACGGTGCTCAATGAGTTTGAAGGCACGGGGCTCAAGCAGTGGCTGTGGACTGACTCCTCGAAGGCTCAGGCCGAAGGCAAGTACGTGACGGAGTCTGTACTTAGCGGTGACTTGGTTGATGCACTGCAGTTGTGGGACTCTGTCAAAGGCAGTCTGTTGCTTGAGTGGGGTCTTACTTCCGCCGAGATTCCTGATCCGGCGATGACGTATCCTTGCGAGGTGTGGCTCATCGGCACTACGGTCATTCGTGCGGTACTCAACTACGACCCACTTGGCCGCAAGCCTTACTACCTCACAAGTTACGAAAACACTCCTGGAGCTGTTGACGGCAAGGGCGTGACTGACTTGTGCCGTGACTCGCAAGCCATGGTCAACGCCGCAGCACGGTCTTTGGCGAACAACATGGGCATCAGTTCTGGCCCGCAAGTTGGCGTTAACGTGTCGCGTCTGCCCCCAGGAGAGGACATCACAGATCTGCACCCATGGAAGATTTGGCAGTTCCAGAGCAGCGAGTTCAATGACGGCAGTCAGCCGTTGCAGTTTTTTAGTCCTCAGAGCAACGCAGCTGAACTCATGGCCGTGTTTGAGAAATTCTCAGCACGCGCCGACGAGGATACGATGTTGCCTCGCTACATGTCTGGTGAGAATACTCCAGGTGCAAGCCGCACGTCGTCGGGCTTGTCGATGCTCATCAGCAACGCGGGCAAAGGTATCAAGCAGGTTATCAGCAACATTGATCAAAATGTGATCGTGCCCGCCATCGAGCGCCTGTATCAGGACAACTTGCGCTACAGCAAGGACCCGGACTTGATTGGTGATGTCAACATCGTGGCCAAAGGCGCTGTGAGCCTTGTGATCAAAGAAGCTGAAGCCATACGTCGAAATGAGTTTTTGCAGCTTGTGCTCAACAGCCCCGTGGCCCAGCAGATCGTTGGCATGAATGGCGCGGCAGAGTTGTTGCGCGACCAAGCACGTAATCTCACAGGTAACGTCGATCGGATCGTGCCGGATCGCCAGCAAGTCAACACCATCGAGCAGCAACAAGCCATGATTGGGCAGTTGCAACAACAGCTCGCGATGATTGCAGGGGCTATGCAGCAGGGCGCGGCCCCCAGCCAGCAGCCTGAAATGCAATCCAAGAATATGCTCCCCGACGGCTCGCAAGTAGGCGGGCGCGAGAGTAATTTTGTATCACCACGACCCAACGGAGTCTGACATGAAGGGCATTAGCGCAACCCCTACCTTTGAAGGCTTCGTCGGCATGACGCAGCATGTGCTTACTAACGCACGCCAGCAACACTGGAAGACCAAGGTTGACGCGGTGCACCGCGCGCTCGGCGAGTTTTACGACGCGGCCTCTGATAGTCTTGACACGCTTGTGGAAGCGTACCAGGGTCGTGAAGGCATCATTGACGTGCCCGAGGTACCGTTCCGTAAAGAGAGCGATCCGATCATGATGATCCGCACTCTGCGTCGCTACATCGACGAGAACCGTGATATGTTGTGTCACTACCGCGAGATCCAGAATCTGCTGGATGAGTTTCTTGCGAAGATCGACAAAACGCTGTATCGTTTAGAGAATTTGTCTTGACTGGTAAAAATACCAGTGGTATAAACCCAACGTGAAAATTTTTATAGGCCAAAAGCCAGATCGGCAGCAGATACAAGCGCTCATGCGCTGTAAGCTGCCTGAAAACGAGATGCTGCTGAAGCTCTTCGCGTTAGCGTTAGAAGAGACCAAATCAGCGCTGATACGTGCAGATGACCCTGTTCGTATTCATCGTTTACAAGGTCGCGCTGAAGCCTTATCAGATTTTCTCGAAGCGGTTGAGAAATCGCCCGAGATTCTGGAGCTGGTTAAATAACCAGTATTTTTTACCCGTAGCAAACCATTATGCGGACGGCATACCAGTGGAGCCAAAAGCAGAGTTGGAGCTTAAAGGAGAAACGAAGTGGCATTGCCCCGTCAAGTTGAAGCCCAGTTGAAGGAACTGGAAGCAATCGAGCAGCAGCTAGCGCAAGCGCAGAATCAACCAAAGGACAAACCGGCCGACGTGCCGGAAAACCCTGAGGAACCTGTACCGGCACCAGCAGAGCCTACCGAATCTAACCAGCCTGCACCTGATCCAAAACCTGAGGCAAAGCCTGAAAAACCAACTGAGCCGCAAGTTGCAGAAGAGACATGGCAGCAGAAGTACCGCACCCTTAAGGGGATGTACGACGCTGAAGTGCCTCGGTTGCATGCTCAGGTTAAGGAGCTGACAAGCCGCGCGGAGCAACTCCAGCGGTCTATGGAAGCCCCCAAGCCTGCGCCCGCCGCCCCTGAGCCTGTTACGAAGTTGGTAACTGACGCCGACGTTGAAGCGTTTGGTTCGGACCTAATTGAGGTTCAACGCAAAGTAGCTCGCGAGGTGGCAGCAGAATTCCGCAAGGAACTTGATGATCTCAAGGGCGAGAACGCCAAACTGCGCGAGCAGTTGACGGATACTGGCACTAAGGTCAGCGAGGCATCCTTTGAGCAGCGCCTGCACCGTTTGGTGCCGGACTTCGATAAAGTCAACGCCGACCCCAAGTGGATCGAGTGGCTGAACGAAGTTGACCCACTGCTTAGAGGTCCAAGGAAGGCTGTTGCACAGCACGCGTTCAATACTGGCGATGCCGAAGGTGTTGCACACTACATTCAGTTGTTCAAGGAAACCCTTGCACCTGTGGAGCAACCGGTGGACCGTAGCGCAGAACTCGCTCGTCAGATTCAGCCTCCTCGCAGCGCCGCGAGTACTTCCCAGCCGTCCCCTAAAGGGCGGACCTACACAACCGCAGACATCGACAAGATGTTCCGCCAAGTGGCAGATCTGGGAAACAAAGGGCGTTTAGAGGAAGCACGGAAACTTGAAGCTGAAATCGACGCTGCTTACACGGAAGGACGCGTTTCTGCGTAATTCTTGAGGCAGCCTAGACCCCAACCTGTTTTTATCATAGGAGGCCACCATGGCTGCTGTTTTTCCCGTTCAGTCCCCGTTTAATACGGCTACCTCGTACTCTGGCGCTTTTATTCCGACCCTGTGGTCGGGTAAGTTGCTGGCAAAGTTCTACCAAAACACCATCATGTCGGAAGTCTGCAACACCGACTACGAAGGTGAGTTGAAGAACCAGGGTGATACGATCCGTATCCGCTTGGCTCCTTCGATCAGCATCTCTGACTACACCGTTGGTCAGACGCTGAGCTATGAAGTGCCCACCCCTATCTTCCAGGACATGCAAGTCACCAAGGGTAAGTATTTCGGCGTGCAAGTCAGCGACGTGCTGGCTTACCAGTCGGACATCGCCCTGATGAACATGTTCACGGAAGATGCTGCCAAGCAACTGAAGATCGCCATCGAAAACGAGGTGTTTTTTAACAACATCGTGACCGAAGGCCCCGCCAACGCCAACAAGGGCGCTACTGCCGGTGCTATCTCCGCTGCCTACAACCTGGGCACGGATACGGCTCCCATCGATCAAGCCACCCCCGAGAACGTGTTGAAGGCCATCCTTCGCATGTCAACGGTCCTTGACGAGCAAAACGTGCCCGAAGACGGCCGTTGGTTGGTCATTTCCCCGTACGATCGTCATCTGTTGATGCAGTCTAGCTTGGCTCAGGCCTACTTCACGGGCGACCAGTCCAGCACCATCCGTACCGGCAAGATCGGCATGTTGGACCGTTTCACGGTCTATGTGTCGAACCTGCTGCCTCGCGGTGAGGCTGGTAAAGCCCTGGTCGCTGGTCTGTCGGCCACGTCTAGCGGCGGTGCTGTGACCAACGCTAAGGCTCGCCGTGCAATGGTTGCCGGCACCAAGGCGGCTATGTCGTTTGCCATGACGGTGAACAAGACTGAGCCCCTGCGTAACCAGACTGACTTCGGCGACATCGTCCGTGGTCTGGCTGTGTACGGCCGCAAGGTTGTTAAGCCCGAAGCTCTGGTGCTTGCCCAAGTTGGCTCGGCTACCTGATAATCGGTACTCCCAAGGGGCCCTTCGGGGCCCCTTTTTCATAGGAGCAAAAGATGGACGTACTTGAGCTTTTGGAGCGTCTGGATGGCGATATCTTGGCCAACAAGGCCCGTGTCGTTGTCGATGGCCAGATTATTGATGTCGGCTATTTTGATGGTCCCAACTTGGTTTTCACTGAAGCCGGCAAGGCTCTTGCCGACGAACAGTCGAACATTCCGAGCAAACCCCCTCGCAAAGCGCGCGCCGCCGCTGTAGAATCTGCAGAACCTGCGCCTGAAGCTGCGCCGGAACAGTGAGGTAGACCATGGCCACCGTCAAAGTCGTCGAACTTATCAGCAAAGCCAAAACGCTTTTGCAAGATACTACGTCTGTACGGTGGCCCCTCACCGAACTACAAACGTGGCTAAACGACAGCTACCGCGAGATCACCATCATTCGTCCTGATGCCAATACGCAGACGGGCGAGTTTGTGTGCGTCGCCGGAGCACGTCAAGATTTAATGACCACGTTTCCAAGTGCTCTGCGCCTTGTTGACGTGGTTCGCAATACCGCTGTGACATCTACCAAGGGTGCTGTGCGGTTGATTAACCGCCGCATGTTGGATGATCAGCGTCGTACGTGGTACGCAGAAACACCTTCTGTGTCGATTGACCACTACATGTTTGATCCAAGGATTCCTAAAGAGTTCTTGGTGTACCCGCCGGCTACAGTTGATAGCCGACTTGAAGTTGTGTACTCATCGGTTCCAACTTCTCACGCGCTTACAGAAGTTCAACTCGGCAACTCCGCTACAACTGAAACAATACGCATCGACGATAGTTTTGCTAACGTGATGCTGGACTACATGTTGTACCGCGCCTACAGCAAGGACGCTGAGTACGCTAATAACGCGGCTCGTGCTGTTGCTCACTATCAGGCGGTGCAAGCTGCGCTGAGCACCAAGGGTCAAGTTGAGGCTGCAATGCAGCCGGGAGCTGCGTAAATGGCCAAGACTTGGGATTCGTTTATTCCCCTTATGGCGCCTCACTTGCCTGGGTGTCCGATCCCGAGCATGAAAGCCTATTTGGCGTCCACCACTGCTGATTTTTTTGCAAGAACGTATCTGTGGCGGGATGTCATTGACGCAATTTACGTTGCGCCAAATCAAATTGAGTACGACTTAGACTCCGAGGCTCTTGTTGAGGACGTTTTGTCGGTGTGGTACGAAACGCGAGAGTTGGAGCGTACGCAGATCCAGTACATTCCGTCTGAACAGCGGGACAAAACCGGAGACCCGGAACGCTACTGGGTTCAGGCCGATAGATCGATCCGCATTCATCCAACGCCGACACAACGCACTAAACTGAGTGTCATTGCTGTATTGAAGCCAAGTCGTGACGGCACGGGCGTGGAAGACTGGATTTACGAGACTTGGTTGGATGTACTTGTAAGTGGAGCCGTAGCACAACTTGCAGATCTTCCAGACAAGGAATGGTCTGACAGTAACGTAGCTCGTAGCCACAAAGAAATTTACGAGCGGGGAATTACCCGAGCTCGCATCCGAGACAACCGGGGTGTTCGTCTTACCATGACGATGCGCCCTGCAGCTTGAGGACACGCCATGGTTGACAAAATAAAGTTGGTCCAGGGCGATACCAAGCCTGTATTGGTATGCACCATTACCGATGACACCACCGGGAACCCTATTTCCTTGACGGGTGCCACGGTGCTTCTAAAGTTTCGTTCGGCCGGGGCCACAACGCTTCAAGCTACTGTGACTGGTTCAGTCACCAACGGGCCCAACGGGCAAGTAGCGTTTTATCCTGCTACGGCTCCAGCCATGTTGCTTGGTGACGCCGGGGACTACGAAGGCGAGATCGAGATAACATTTAGCGACGGCACCATTCAGACGGTCTACGACCTACTGAAATTTAAGCTGCGCGAGGACTTCTAAATGCCAGCACGCCTGACAACTGTTGAGCCAGTTGTCGGGGTCGGCGTAACGAAACCCGTTCTGCGGGTCTCTGTCGTTGTCCCGGCGGCGGCTGTCACAGCCTCCCAGCCGAGCGTGGAGGCTTCTGCTGCTGTTGCGGCGGCCAGTACAACCTATGTACTTGCAGCGTCGTCGATCTCGTACATCCTACTGGCCAATTCGGCGTACCTAGATACCACAGGGCGGTTCCAACTTGTGTTGGAGACGGTGGTTCTTACCGATGGTAAGACGATCAGCTTTTCTAAGGCAGTAGCGGATTCTGTAGCTACCCCGCAAGATCAATCCTACAAAACTTTTGGCAAGGCGCTCAAAAATGACTTTGTTGCCCTGGCTGAGGACTTTGTAAAGGTCCTGATCTTTATCCGGCAGTACGCCGATGCTTTTGCCCTAAGCGATGCTGCTGTTCTTGACGTATTGAAGCAAGCCCAAGACTCATTTGGCCTGTCCGATGCTAAGACTTTTCTTTTCTCCAAAGCAGCCGCAGACTCGGTAACCTCAGTAGATACCCTAACTCGGGCAGTTAGCAAGGTTTTAGCCGACACCCCGTCTGTGTTGGACACTGCGCGGATAGATTTCTCACGGCCGTTGGCTGACTCGGCTGCGCCCCAAGACGCGTTTGCCTTCCTGTTGGCGCGGCTTGTTACGGATTCAGTAACTGCTTCCGACGCTACGTCGTTGCTGCTAGATCGCCCTGTTTCCGACGCGGTGACTTTGCTGGACGCAGTGAGTCTTTTGGCGGCAAAAGCACTTACGGATAGTGTTGCTGAGACCGATTCCGCTAGCCGTGGGTTCGAAAAACTCTTGGCGGACAGTCAGTCGCTTACGGATGCCGTAGTTCGAAGTGTTGCCAAATCGTTGGCGGACACGGTCTCTACGTCTGAGACGCGGGTATTTTCCATCCTCAAGGCCATTGCCGACGGCGTGGCCATGAATGACGCATTCGATGCCGGTGACGGGCTCGTGTATGCCTTTGCGAAAGGCATTTCTAATGTCACAATGCTGTCTGACGCAACGAGTAGGGCAGTCCAAAAACCATTTGCGGACATAGCCTTACCCTCGGACAGCGGCGTTTTAACCATGCAGAATTACTGCGACCCGACATATTTCTTGGAGGACTACGTCGGGGTGTCTCGTACCTTCTAAGGAGCCATCATGTTTGCCGAACAATTCAAAGTGACCGGCGACGTCTCGATCCAGCTGTTCGACAAGGATGGCAAGGTCAAAGACGAGCGCGAAATTAAAAATCTGGTTGTTGCCACTGGCAAGACCTTTATTGCTTCCCGTATGGTTGGCACTGGGTCCAACACCATGAGCCACATGGCTATCGGGTCTAGCAATACCGCAGCTACTTCTGCGGACACCGCGTTGGGTACTGAACTAGGCCGAGTGGCGCTTGGTTCTTCTGGGTCCTCTGGAGCTGTTGTCACTTATGTGGCTTCATTCCCTGCCGGAACTGGAACTGGCGCTGTTGTTGAAGCCGGCTTGTTCAACGCCACGCCGGCGGGTACCATGTTGTGTCGCACCGTGTTTTCTGTTGTGAACAAAGGCGCAGACGACGCCATGAGCATTACTTGGACAATCACTGTGTCCTAATGCAACGATGGGCCTACGGGCCCATCCTATGACGTTTCTCAAGGCGAGCTATGACCACCATCACCCTTCGCAACGTAAAAGGAACTCCGCTTACCAATACGGAAGTGGACAACAACTTTTCGAATCTAAACAACGCGAAGGTTGAAACTCTTACATCAACTGACGGCAGCATAGTTGTTACCGGAGCTGGCGATACCCGCGATCTTTCTGCGGCGGTAGCAACGTCGGCTATGAATGTGATTGTGCAGGTTCGTAACGCAACCGGCGCAACGCTGACCAAAGGTACTGCCGTCTACATGAGCGGTGCGATTGGGCAAATTCCAACTGTAACGAAGGCTCGCGCAAATTCGGATGCTACGTCCGCACAGACTCTTGGTCTAATCAATGCGGACTTGGCCAATAACACAAACGGCTATGTCACGATCATTGGTTTGATCACCAACGTAGACACATCTGCGTACACCGATGGCGCGCAGCTCTATTTGAGCGGCACAACGGCGGGCGCACTGACCGCCACAAAACCCTCAGCGCCAACGCATTTGGTTTACGTTGCGGTAGTAGAACATGCGCACGTCACGCAAGGCAAACTGTTTGTCAAGGTTCAGAATGGCTACGAGCTAGATGAAATACACGACGTCAGTATCTCAAGTCCTGCCAATGGCCAGTCACTTGTATACAACGGAGCAAACCAGCTCTGGCAAAACGGCACAGTATCACTAACGGCCGGCGTTAGCGGGATTCTTCCGATCGCCAACGGGGGAACAAACGCTTCGGACGCTGGTACGGCCAGGACAAACCTTGGCCTTGGAAACGTCGAGAACAAGTCGAGTGCGACCATTCGAGGCGAGTTGACCTCTAGCAACGTCACGACGGCGCTTGGGTACACGCCGTTGAGCAACGCGACAAGTTACCTACCACTGTCCGGTGGGACGTTGACTGGGACAACCACTGTCGATGTCGGTGGTGGGCAAGACTCCTCAACGTACGCCGTCAAAGCGGCCAACTCGACCTACACGTTGGGGATGGTTGCAAGGCTTGGTTCGGGGAGCTACAACCCACTGGTCCAGGCTGGCGATGCCGGCCTTATCTTCACGACAGGTACGCAGGGCAACGGCGCTCTATTCATTGGGCCGTGGAGTAGTTCTGGTGTTGGCTTGCGGCTGTTGGCCTCTGGCGTCAATACGCTGAATGGAAGCCTGAACGTCACCAGCACGCTTCAGCAGAACGGAAGCCAAGTCCTCCACGCTGGAAACTACACCAGCTACTCGCCGTCTTTGACGGGCTCTGGAGCAAGCGGCACCTGGGGCATCAATGTTACGGGCAGCGCAGGGTCTACATCGACTCTCAATCAAGTCGGCAATTTCCCTTCGGCCAACAATCAGGACTTCAACAGCCTGACCACTGGCGGGTATTACAACATCGTCTGGGGCAATTACTCCGGAACGCTCAACACGCCATCGCTCGCGGCGAACAGTTACGGCACCCTGCTTGTCGAGAGCGGCGCAAACTTCATTACTCAGACGTACACGCCGTACGGCGGAAATTCTTCAAAAGCCGTTCGGACCTACTACAACGGTAGTTGGTCGCCGTGGATTCTTTCGCTTACAAGCGCCAACTACAACTCGTATTCTCCATCGCTGACGGGCTCGGGTGCGTCTGGAACGTGGGGCATCAATATCAGCGGAAACGCTGCCACTGCGTCAAACTCAAGCCAGGTTGGTGGCGTTTCGAACTCCGCGTTTGCACCGCAGGACAGTCTGACGGCTGCATCGGACTTTCAGTTTGGATTTGGCCTATCAAGCACAGGCAGTTACACGCTGACAAATCCAACGACCGATGCCGACCAGCATGGCCGCGCAGTCTATGCCGGCACCAATACGTTGATTACTCGGTACTTGCCAGTGGACAAAAATGGCCTGTACCGGATGAAGATCAGATGGAAGGCATCCGCCGCGAGCACGACGTATATCGCGGTATTTTTGCTTGATACATCCGGTGCCAACATCAACGGAGCCGGAACGTACTGGGCGTACCCATTCTCTGGAGGAGCGGCGCCAACAACGTGGACCGAAAACGAGTATTGGTACTTTGGCTCCTCTATGCCAAGCAACGCTGCGTACGTTGCTTTTGGCATATCGCACACCAACTACGGCGGCGGCTCCGCGACGTACTACGTCTCGCAGCTTGAAATTGAACGCGTAAATACAAAGATCAACGGTAATACTGCGCTTCACGCTGGCAACTATTCCAGCTACGCATTGCCGCTTTCAGGCGGCACTATAAGTGGCAACTTGGCCATCAGCGGAAACTTTAGCGCTGCTGGGTCCGCGTACTACACGTTCTCCAAGCCGTCAGTTAACAACTATCAAACGGTTGCGTTGTTTGGTTCGTCAGGTGGCGGGTTGTTCTTGACAACTAACAGCGCAATCATCGGCAAGGGGGCGTACTACAACGATGGATGGATTGCGACGGCAACAAGCGGAAGTGGTATCGACTTCTCCACCACAACGCCGCAAATCTTTAATTTCAGCGGCGCAACGGTTGGTAACTCAGTGTCCATGTCGGCGAGTAGCAACATCCTCCACGCCGGAAACTACAACTCGTATTCCCCAACACTGACGGGCGGCGGTGCCTCAGGAAACTGGAGCATAAATGTTAGCGGCAATGCAGCCTCGGCAACTGCACTGCAAACCTCCAGAAACATCAACGGATCGGCTTTCAATGGCACCGCTGACATTACGCCGACAGAGTGGTATCACTCCGATCGAAACTTTGTCAACGGCACCCTAATCACAACCAGCATCGATTACTCGGCGACGAATGGTGATCCGTTTGTGCTTCAGATTCGAGGCAACTCGTACGGCAACCTGATCCCGTTCGAAATTCAAATTCAGGGGTATATCTACTCCGACACGATCATTAATCAAGGTGGCTACTCGACGGGAGGCGCGTTTAACATCATTGCGCAGAACGTCGCCGGGAAACTGTGTTTCTGGTTCGCCCGTCAGGCGTACTGGCAAGGGTTTAACGTTCACGCATACACGGCTTATGGGTCACGTGCGATCAATAAGGTCGTGTCGATTACCGACGTTGCTGATCCAAGCGGCACCAAGCGCGTGACGATCACCCCAGAGCAAGTCCTGCGGTCGGGGAACTACAACAGCTACTCGCCGACGCTCACTGGTGGTGGAGCTTCAGGCACCTGGGGAATCAACATAACCGGGAGTTCTGCAACGGTCGGCGGGATCTACCCACGCGAGATGTCTTGGGGACACGACTTTTCGCACGGCACGTTTACTGACTTCAATTATTTCAACAATACTAATTACTTTGGCGCCCACTTCATCCAAGGTAACACAAATGGTCCTGGTCATGGATCTGGCCAGTACTACCACATGAGGTTATCGCTGGGGTCGAATTACAACAACTATTCACTTCAGCTTGGCATTCCGCGAAATGTGTCTGATGCGTACTTGTACTACCGCTTCGAAGAAGGTGGCGGCTACGGAAGCTGGTACAAGATGCGCGCAGGTTACTCAGATAGTGCTGGGAGCGCGGGTTCAGCAACTTCTGCGAGTTACCTGACAGGAGGGGATAGTGCGTTCTACGCACTTCTTTACAACGCCAACTCTGGTGACCTAAATACCTACAACAGCCCTGGGCTGTATAGCTCCGAGTACACAGGCACAACGAACAACCCAACTGGGTCGCAAGCCAACGGCCATTGGATTCAAATTTCTGATGCGGGCGGCACAGACGTAAAAACGCAGTGGTACTACAACTCCGGCGGTAGTGACATCTACATGCGCCTAATGTGGGGCAATGGCACTTGGAGATCGTGGCGAAAACTGCTCCACGATGGCAACTACTCAAGTTATGCACTGCCCTTGAGCGGCGGAAACATCACTGGTAACGGCTATATTGACTTCGGCCCTAATGGAACGTGGAGCGCAACACTACGCGTTGGTGGTAACGGGCACGGGGGCACCGCGCGTGCAAGCGTAGTAACCACTAACGGCAATTTGCACCTCGACGCTGCTGCAAGTTGCGGCATCTACCTTAATTGGTACGCTACCGGAACTGCTGGAGTCTATTTTGGTGACGGCGGTTATGGGCAGGCTGGTCGTATAGACGCTGCGGGTAACGGTACGTTCAACGGAAGATTCACCACTTATGCCTGGACAACCAGCGGCAGAAATTACAGCAATGAGTGGATTGAGCTACCTAATTACAGCGGCTTGTACTCACCACTAAACGGCGCTCACTTCTATCCGAATAACGGCAGTTATGGTTCTTGGCGCATAGCTGGAACTCGTAACAGCTGGAACGGCATCGAGTTTGACGCCAGTACCACCAACGTGTCGTTGATGATTGAGAACAACGGCAACACCGTCGGCTGGCACGCAAACTCCTATGGATGGAAACTCCGCGTGGCTGGCGGAACTGCTTATGTGTATAAGGGCTATTGGGGTGGTGGTACCGAAGCAACGGTCTTGGATAGTAGCAACTACACCAGCTATACGCTGCCAATAGGCGGCGGTTGGTACGGCAGCGGACTGCCTGGATCGCGCTGGGCTGGTCTGTCAGTCAGCGGTGGAGAGATAGTGTTCGGCAACGGATTGCCCAACGCCGCCCAGATGGGCATCTTGATTGACGGGTGCTACGTCGCTGGCGAGAACAACGGATTCTGGTCGCTCGCCGGAGATAACACTTGGGGAAGCCGCAGAGGCTTCTATTGGGATGGCACCTATCTCAACTTCACAACCAACAGTGCAACGGCGTATTTTTCAAATGCAGTGATTGGCGGGAATCAAATCCTCCACGCCAACAACTACCTGAACTACCTTGGCGACTACACGTACAGCGCTTACCGCGTAATTGCTGACTACTCAGGCACAAACACTTGGTACATCCGTAGCAACGGCCGATTCACATGGGCGCGTGCGCACGATTGGTCGCAATCATTCGAACTGTTCATCGGTAATGGAACCTCAAATTCCAACGATGGCTGGGCTGAGTTTGGTCAAAGAACCTCAAACGGCACTAATGGCACTTGGTTTGGCACAAGGTTTACGCAATACGTCGGAAACACCACGGTGGATGGCTACGTCCGGGCCGGGCGGTACTACTTGGACGGCACCTACTATATCCACATGGGGGATTGGGGACTGCGTAACACGACCCCTTACGGCTGGATTCAGTTTGGACCTGCCAATAACTCTTGGGCCCACATCTACGCCAATCTACCGTTCTATTTCAACCAAGCACTGTATGAAAACAACAGCAGAGTTCTGACGGCATCAAACTACTCCAGCTACGCACTCCCGCTGAGCGGCGGAACTATGACTGGTGACTTATATGTGCCAGGTCTATACGCCAACTTATTTATAGACAAAGTCAACAACAATTACACATTTTCTCCTAGGAATGGGGGAAACATTGGTGGCGGGTTATTTTTAGGTCGCTATCCAAACGGCATATACAGCGACGCTAACTTCATCTCTATGAATTCTGGTAGTGAGACCTCTGGGTCTCGTTCACCAGCGTACATGTACATTGGTCACGATAGTTATCAGTACGCACAAAATTATTTGTACATAAGTTTTGTATACGCTGCATCTGAGATTGGCAGTATTAGACAGGCTGGTGGAGGAACTTCTGTTACTTATAACACCACATCTGACTATCGCCTTAAAGAAGATGTACAACCTTTGACTGGCAGCGGAGCATTTATTGATGCTTTGATACCTAGGACTTGGAAGTGGAAAGCAAATCAACAGCCCGGTGTCGGATTCCTTGCGCATGAAGTACAAGCTGTATCACCCAGCAGCGTCAATGGTGAGAAAGACGCTGTCGATGAAAACGGCAAGCCTGTTTATCAGTCAATGGAGTACGCGAGCGCGGAGTGGGTAGCCAATGTCACCGCAGAACTTCAGGCGCTGCGTCTCCGTGTCGCTGAACTAGAGAAACAAGTTTCACATTAACAACCCGCACTCAATAAGGAGAATCCCATGAGCGCAACTTTCACCATTACCGTCAACAAGGTCTACACGGCCACTGAAGGCGAACTTGCCAATGTGGTCAAGAAAGCCGACTGGACCATGACCGGCACGCAGGACGAGCAAAACTTCGCCCTGCCGCAAACGACTGATCTTGCTGCCGCAGACCCTGGCAATTTCGTGGCGTTCGACAGCCTGTCGCAAGAAAACGTCATTGCTTGGATTGAGTCTGCGGCTGCGCAGAACATAGAAGCCATCAAGGCTCACATCCAGTTCGTGCTGGACAAGGAATGCGCCAAGGCAGCGCTGGCCAGCCCGGCCATGCCCTGGGCCGCGCCGGCCGCCTGCAGCGCCGCCAATGGCCC